CACACAGTAATACACACTGTACTATCGCTGTCAAATGTCATTCCAGTTGGTATGGGATAATAAAGATAGCCATTGCTTAATGTGGACGCAAAGTCGTATCGCCATGAACCAGGACAGCCAGTACAGCCAAAGCCGTCTCCGATATAAGTGCCTGTCATTGGATAACCATCAGCTACACTCCACCCACTACCGCCACTTACTGGCGTAGCTGGGTCAGCGTGATTCGTGCCAGAGTCATCTGAAAACATCTGCATTGTACCAGCGGAAGTTTTAATCTGCCTCGACGCACCATCAGCAAACACCCTCATCTTGCCGTCCATAAGATAATCATCCCATACATAATGAGCGTCAGCACTTGAGTTAGTCTCTGTCTTAGCATATCTGCCAGTTAAGTCTGTGTCGGTTGAATCAGGAACAGGTCGCCAAGCACATTCAGTACTCGATCCATAGCCGGGTGTAAATAAAACATTAGCCCTATCTTGCTTCCACTGATGTAGTTTCCTGCGAGTTTCACTTGTGAGGAAATCACACTTCAGTGTTATTTTCTGACGCAAGACACGGTTGATGCTTCCTTTACTGCCATCGATATATTCATACTCGTAGTCCAAGTCCTCTACGCCCTGCTTTGATGGTATAGCACATGGCTCACCATTGCCATCAATTAACTGTACCTCATCACGGAACTTACCCTCTTTGCTAGATGCGGTGTAGTCTAATCCCTCTGTATCCTCAAGGAACTCAGACCTAACTAAAGTGAATAAAGGCGTTGGGTTATTTGCACTCATTATAGTATTCTCCTGTTATACTCTCTTGTCATCCTGCCTACTGTCCTTGCCATACTAACACTATCGCTTGCCGACTGAGGTCGTGCAACATTAAAGTTAACCATCATTGGTTGACCACCACCACCTATAGACTCAACACTCATTGCAGATGCGGATTCAGCGGAACCCAGAAAAGCCTCTAGTCTTTGCATTGTGTTTCTTTTAATAACTCCCTCACCCGGCATTGACATAATCGGAACAGAGTCTAATCCCGCCTGACCCGTGCGAGGAACTATCATGCCACCGTCAGCGAACCCTGGTATCACCCCACCTTTTGCCATCTTGTACGCCTTGCCTCCACCTCCATCGCCACCGCCAGACAAGGCACTCATCATTACAGCTATTGCTGCACCAGCTAAAGCTGCGCCTATGAAGGGGACACTAGCGTGCGCCTTAAAGAATCCAGAGATAGCCGACATTACATTAGATGCAGTTTCTTTAGCATTTATAGCTACCTTTGCAGCCATTGCTCCTTCTGCCGACATTACAGACTGAGCGTCTGCGGCTTTGTCAGCAAAAAGCATTTTCACTCTATTGGCAATATGGCTCACTACTATCTCTGCACCAATCTTAACAACTTGCTTTTTCATGTTCTCAAACAAGGCGTGCATGGCTTCACCTTGATTCTCAGCTTCCCATATAGAGTCAACAAATGCAGTAGAGAGAGTGTCTTTAATTACTTCTCCAGCCTGCTCGCTGGCTCGCTCAATCGACTTAGCCCAGTCGCTCTCTATTGGCGAACTCTCTATCTCGCCCTTTAACTGTCTCCATACCTCAACCAACGCCCGCAATACTTCTTCTGCACCCTCGCCTTCCTGCACCATAGCTGCGAATATATCATCGATAGCCTGTGCGTCAAAGCCCTCGACAGTATCAGCAAAGGCTCTCATTTGTGCCTCAAGGGCACTTAAATCGGGAGCGTCTCCAATAGTCCATTTAGCACCAGCCAGTAGATTGAAGCTATCTCGGAGCTTATTAACTTGTTTGAGTAGGGATTCCATTCCCTCTGTCTCCTTAGCTTCCTCATCAAACGCAGCGATGTCTTCCTTGGCAGTCTTTAGATATGTAAAGAGGTCACCCCAGCTCCCAGTTTTGGATAAGCCCAATACCTTATCCCAGTTAAAGGCTATCTTGTCTGTCGCACTATCCCCTATCTCCTGTATCATGGCTTGAATATTACCAGCTATTGCCTCGACACTCAAACCCTCTATACTCAATTTACCCTCAGAGAATATGAGTTGATTTATATCAACACCCAAGCCCTGTAGTTTTTTTCCCGCTAACTCAGTAGCGTCCTTTTGAGCGTCCGTGAGTTTTTGTGCTAATATTTTAGTTAGCTCTTCTGTCGGTAAAGTGTGTCCTTGTTTTACAAAAGCATCCCATGTTGCCTTTAGTGCTTCTGGTGACAAGCCACCCATGGGGCTATCCAACACTCCGCTATCAAGGTCAGATTTAAGCTCTTCAAGAAATCCCTTAAACTTGGCTCCGTATTCATCTATCCCCTCAGTACCACTCAAAAACTCTTCATTAAACCTCTCTGTTTGCTTTATAAGCCCATCGAGTTGAGCCTTGTCAAATAAAGGCTTCTCGTCACCCGAAGCGTCCTGTGCTTTTTTTAATCCATCCCACTCTTTGCCTGCTTCCGCTAACTGTATATTGAGCTTCGCTTGTGCTTCCTCTAACGCCATTAAATCAATAACTACCTCTGGCAAAGACGACCCATAAGTCTCCATTAAACTGCGAAGTTCTTTAGTTTTTAATATCTGTAGAGCCATCTGCTTATTGACCTGTACCTTAGCTTGCTCTGCTATAACCGTTGCGTATGCCTCGGACGCACTCTTTAGATTTGAAAGCACGGTTTCATATACATACGCCTCTTTGCTTAGCCCGCTCAGCCCTTTAATGACTATCTCAAGCGACCTCTCAGCCCCTGCCCCTGCTCCAAGCCCCTTCATTTTCTCAAAGTTAGCAATATACTGTTCTTGTTTTTTATTTACTTGACCTATAGAGCTGGCAACCTCGTCAAAGGCACTCTGCATGCTGCCTTCTTTTTCACCAAACTCAGCCATTGCATCGATAAGCAACGAAGCATTATCTGCTGCTAAACTAAAGACACCCATCTGCGCACGAGTATTATTGAATATCTGTGCTAAGACCCTGTCGCCCTCTGCCCCTGCTTCGCCTAGCCTTATCATAGCCTGAGTAAAACCTGCATCCATCGTGACACCAAGGTCAGCTAACGCTTCACCTGTATCGCTAGATGGAGATATAAGTGCTTTCAATAAAGCCCTTAACGAAGTAGCTGCTTCTGTTGTCTTTAGACCCCTTGCTGTAAGGATAGCCATAGACGCACCAAGCTCGTCAAACGACAATCCTGCTATTTTCGCAATAGGAGTTACCCTACCAATAGAACCTGCAAGCTCTGGCATTGTTGTAATACCAAGTTTGATTGTCTTAAATAGGGTATCGGAAAACTCAGTAGCTTTCTCGGCAGACTCGCCGTAAGCCCTTAATGACTGGACTATTACCTTTGCTGTTGTTCCTACCTCTGACACACCTGCAACAGCAGACTTTGATGCCACTTCTAGTAAATGAGCAGAGTCAGCAGCGTCAGTAAATCCACCAGAAACTATATCATACTTAGCCTTAGCCATTGTCTCATAGGTTTGACCAAACTGATTCGACAACTCCATTAGTTGACCAATTAAAGGCAAACGACTTCCACGCTCGCCTGTAATTGTTCTAATTTCAGCAGCTAATCTATCAACCTGTCCACCTAGTTTTTTAGCTTCCCTGTGCGACCTTAGTGCATTACCAATAATTATGTCAAAAGTCTGTTTAGCGATTAAGCCAAGAACAACAAAGCCTGCCCTAGTACGGAGCAGGTTAATCATCATCCCAGAGAGTCCCTTGCTCCCTTTTTTAGCCCCCTTATTGACATCGACACCAGCGTCTTCGCCCTTTTTACCCATATTCTTCATAGCCGTAGAAGCCTTGTTAGCCGATTCAGTTACTTTCTTCATCGACTTGTCGAGCTTCTTCAAGGAACCAGTTAAGGACTTAAAGACTCTCTCTAACTCTTTAGCGTCTACTTCTATTTTGACTTTTGGATTCTTGTTCTTTGACATAATTCCTACTTAGCTGTTGCTTTGACGACTACTTCATAATTGAACGCTAACTCAATTGGGTCGAGCATTACTAACGCACTAGGCAAACAACTATATCTCTGTGCTAGTGCGTCTAGTATCTCTGCTGTTTTCATTCCTCCTGCTCCTCGGAGGATTCGGGAAAAACCTCTGCATCACTATTGACTTCCTCCATCAAGCTCCCAAACAAATCGTTTGAATATGTGCCTAAATCATCAAAGCTAATAGTATCATTCTTCTCGTCAGTCTTGTCTCTAAGAGCTGGTGAAACCATAGCTACCCTTAAATATGACTTCATAAAAGCAAGTTGCTTTTTATAGTTTAGCTTTTCCCATGGCGACTGTTCGCCACTATCGGAAAGCATAGCCATTGCATCTGCTCCTAGTGCGTCCAATGCCATATAAGCCTGAACCTTACGCATTACAAACGGTATGCCATCAAGCTCAACTGTAAACTGATTCTTTTTTAGTATCTCACTAACACTCATTTTAGCCTCCAAAGCTAGGTTGTGTAGGGGAGGGGTTATCCCTCCCCATTATTTTACTTACGCTAAAGCAGCCATACTGATTCCAGTAGACACTACGCTAATAGGGAACTCCGTTAGCCCATCACCAAGACTAGGCACATCGCCAGTCATCCGACAGTTGGAAAGAGTAATCGTGCTATTGCCTCCACCTATTATTATCGTACCAAGAGATGTACCCGACAGATATTTATCAAACTCTGTTACTGAGTTAAAGGCCGTTTCGTCAGACAAGTCCACTGTCAATGATGCAGTGATTGAGCGTTTACCTATTTCAACTGGCTGGCTTAGTGTTGTTCCACCAAGGATAGCACGGTCGCCACCTGAATACTGACGCTCGCAATTAACGCTTGCACTCTTTACTCCAATGCTTGTACCACCAATAGACACTGATGAATACACAGTCGGTGGTGCAATGCTTGAGATACTTGGTGTTGAATGTATTGGAGTTGTATCTTTTGCTGAACCCTCACCAATGAACCCCATTGTCACTACAGGGTACTCGTTTGTTCCTATCTCTAAGCCAAAGCTAGTTGCCACTAGCCCTGTATGGACATATCCTAGACTAGAACTGTGTGCTGTCACTGCCGTAATACTCGCATTCGCAGGCCCACCCGTCATTGTATATGGGAGAGATGTACCGCCGGTAAAGAACGACTTTAGTAGCTCGTCCATTACATCAGCTTCTTCTGACCAGTTACAAGTAATCTCACCATCAACAAACAACGGTACATAGTCATTGCTTGCTACTGGGTTAATGCTTAAATGAGCAGGCTCAATTAGGGTTCTTTTTAGTCCGAGACTAGAGCTGATACCAAATAAAGTATCATAGCCAGAAGTAGGGGCTGTGCCATAAGTCGCTTCCACGCCCACATTGATACTACCGTTATTTCCTACATAAAAAGCCATTATTCATCACTCCCTGTATCGCTTTTCTTAGCGACTTTTTTAGGTTTCTCTTTCTTCACTAACTCGATAGCTCTGAGCTTAGCAAACATTTCATTAGTGGACTCAAACTCATCGCCAGGTTCAACTAACCCAACATCAGGGAGTACAAGCCCTATCTTGCTTACATTTTTGTAGAAAGGCATTACCAGTCCACTCCTTGTCTATAGGTGATTGTTATAGGCTGAACGAACATTCCCATTCCCTCCGCCAATAGCAGTCCTTCATCTGATTCACAGTCTCCCCATTGGAAAATTGTACCAGAACCAATCTCTGTCTGGAAATCATCTACATAGTTATGTATGCAACTCCTGACATCCTGCAAGAGCTTATTCAGCTCAAGCTGTATGTTGCCGTGTCCTTCTGTGACATAGCCCGTAATGTTTATATCTAAATCCATTGTATATTGCCTATTCAAATGTGAACCAGCAAAACTCTCTGTGCCTGTTACTATCCATACAACAGGGGTGTCCCCTATGTCCTCCTCTATTGGATCGACAGTGACCACAGGTGATGTATTATATCCCCCACTCTTGCGGATTGTCTCTAGCCTAGTAAATATCTTATCAAAGATATTGTTCCTCATGTTGTCTGTTATTTTATTCGGCATCTAGTTGCCCTCCAAGACGCGAGCTACGGTTTCGATAAACTTCTTCTCGGCAGATGGCATTGTATCCCTAAATGCCTGTAATAATATATCCCTCTTTGGAATCTTTACTTCTTTTCTTAACGCAAATACAGGCTTGACATTCTTTTTGCCTGTAATTAAATACGCAGTAGCCTTGCCACCACCCCAATCCTTTATAGCCCACTTCTGATTAAATAACTCAGTAGGCGACATCTTGTTTTCTCTTATAGGTATCCATAGCCATTTAGCCTTCTTGGGCTTTATTGTGCCACCGAACTCATGGATTCCAGCATATCCTGAATCGCTACCCCTTGTGCCTGTGACCGTGGTGCCACTCGCGTTAACCTTATTCTTATACGAGCTGCGGAGTTTACCTGAGCGGACACCTAGCCTAGTCTTGCCATGTCCCTGCCTCGCACCTGTGGCATTATCGAACATCTTGGAGTTGTGTTTTTTATCTAAGCCGGTCATGGTTCTGCTCATCTGCTTTTTCAGCGCGGACATTAATTGTAGCATTGTAGCACCACTAGCAGAAGCCTTGGATATAATACCCTTACTAGGCTTATGTAGTGTTATGTTAAACATCCTTGATGCCATGCTTATCCCATTCTCCTGTATTTCTTCCACACATCAGCTACTGATTTAGCCACCCCATCAGTTGCATAGCTTATGCTGTGACCCTCAAAGGATTCACTGCTTATACCTGCACCTCTACCACTTAATCGGTTACGCTCTACCTGCATCTGCTCTAAAGAAGACATTACTATATCGCCTGGTATTGTAGACCATCCGCCAGTATATACAACCTTGACATTCTCCTCTGATGAGCTTGGTGGCGTAGTGGCACTATGTAGAGATATGCGCCCACTGCCATCAAACGAGTAATCATCGCTATCGTATGTGTCTGTCACATCGCCATTAGTAAGTATCTCCATGCTAGTAATAGCCGACACATGGTTTGCTAACCAAACAACAGATGTGCCATCACCACATAGTGTTTCAGTAACACTGCCTGATGTTAGTCTCGTCATGCCTGTAAACTTAAAGAACTTCTCCGTTACAGAGTTAATTAGTATCTTGGCTGTTATGTCGTCATTGAGATTAAGAACAGCCTTAACATCTTCAATGGCTACAACTGGATCGCTTGTTAATGTTATTGCCATCTCTAACTCCCTGTAATCGGATTGCGGACATCTATAATAAATCTCTCTAGGTAATCAACTTCACCAGACTGGTTTTCAAGCCTTACCTGTGCATCATATTCACCTGATTCATCTATCTCTGCCGATGTTGGCGTATAAGTAAATGTACCCGATGCTGCCAAAACAACTGTACAGTCGCTGTTGTCTATCTTGACGGTTGCACCCAGTTTAGCCGATATAGATATATCTAAATCAGTTAAGTCATAGGCGTTACCACCGCTGTCTTTAGCTGTAAACTCAAGTGTCCTGCCGTCAGCACCTACATAAGTCACAGCCTCTTGCCTCGATTCTCTCATTCACTACCGCCTTGTGAGTCTTGTTCGCCATAGGCAGGAACATAAATACAGCCAGTGCATACTTCCGTAAACTCTGTATCTAAATCGCCATTTATAGGTTGAAACTTTAATTTCAGGTTACAGTCGTAGCCCTGCATTGATATTGGTGTTGCGACTGCGCTACTCTCGTGAATTTTAGTGTATTCGTCATCGCCCCAGAGGTGTATGTTGTTAGTGCGCCCCGCGGAACCCCACTCGACAACCCACCACACTCGACAAACTCCACTCGTTAGACAGTCGATGGTGATTAACCCAGTGCCACCTAGGTCATTGGGTGCAGATGCATCACAGCTCCACGCCTCTAAAGCGGCTTCACCTGCTCCAACCGCGCCACTAGTTGACTTAATGGGCATACCACCGTCATTTACAAGCAGGTCCAATGATGCGTTGCTGTGCAATACTGTCGTGCTTTCTGTTTTTGCAAGTAGGTCCATCTCTATCCTTCTGTCATGGGGCAGAGCGTAAAATCCCTGCCCCATTGGTTGGCGGTGCACCACCTTGTCGTGCGGAGGCGGCACGACTAACCTAGACTACGCAGAGTCTAAAGTCGCCTTACTCCATTGACTCGGAATCATTACTTCATAATCGAAGTGAGTAAATACTCTCATCCAAGTTTCGTTGCTTGTCCAACCACTATAAGGGTTAAAGTCTACACGAACCTCGCCACTTGATGCAGTAACGATATTAGCCGGGTCTCCAAGTCCTAGGTAGTAATCTGTACCGTCATACATACTTGGATGCACAATCATCTCATACCCAAATACAGATGCAGGTTGACTGTTCGCAGGGTCAGCCCAAGTAAATCCAGGCATTGTTGCAGCAGTTGCATGACCCATAAATGCTAGATACTTAACTGGGTCGATAAATAGCGCATTCTGTAGTGGGTCGGCAGACGGTGCATAGTCAGCAGCAGCTTCACCAAGAAACGCTACTAAGCCAGCAAAGTCTAATTCATCAATAGCTGTTTGGTCATTAACACCAGTAACAACTGTTAGCCCGTCACTAGGTTCACTACCAGAAGAAGCACCTTTAAGGATAGCATCTTCTTTTGCTTTCAAGATAGCACGAGACATACGAACTGCCATTAAGCTACCAAAACCAACGCCCGGTGATTCCAATAACTCGTTAGCTGCTTTTATGTAAGCACCAACAAGAATAGGACTTAGGGAAGCCTGCCCAAGTGTAGCTTCTGCTTCAGTCATCGCTGCACCTTGAGCTGCACGCCAGTAGGCTGTAGGCAAGGTAGCGTCTTTGTTAATCTTCATTGTTGTGCCAGCAGGAACTGTCAGGTTAGTGCATCGTGGTAGGATTGTACCATAGACATCACCAATCTCAAATAGCTCATTTGACAGAATGTCATCTACCAAATAACCAGCAGTTGCGTCAGTTGTAGTTGTGAAATCAGCTACAGCTTTATCACCACGACTGTGCTTAAATGCTCCACTTACAAACTTTGCCATTTCATTATCAAAGTCATCTGCACCAGATTGTCCGTGCTTTGCTTCCATGAAGCTACGCAACTCAAGAACATCTTTTGCAACCTGCATATTTGATTCCTTGACCTCTGAAAAGCCTTTTTCCAGTTCTGCAACTGTGTTAATGGCTTTCTCTGCCTGCTCGACCGTGTTCTCCAGAACTTTGTTTTCTTCACTCATTGTCTTATTCCTTTTTTTAAGTTAAGCCTGTCTTATCTATCAGAAGTCAATCGTTGTAGGGCTTTCGCCAATCTACCCAAGACCTCATTTTCATCAGACTGCATATCCTCTACAGCCTCAATTACTTCCACATTCTTTTCATCTGTATAACATAAAGACGACTCAATAGCTTTCAATCGAGATTCTATTTCCTCACGATAGAAACTCAATTCAGCCTTCATGTTCTCAATATCCTTATCCTCACCATGCTCATCTTTAACAAGGTTTGGATTCGCCATTAAGTACGACTTCATAAAGGTATCAGTATCTGCATTAGCAGGTACATTAACAGCAGACACCTCGTGAAGTATTGATTCAAAAATCTCTAATCCACCGTCCCAGGGGTTCTTCTCGTCACGGAACTCCCATTTCTCATCAGATATCATGAAGCCTACGCTCCATTGATCTAGGAATCCGCGCTCGAACTTACCTGCGATACCCGATGCAAACTCATCGTCCTCGTCAAACACATAGTCCATAAACAAAGCACTTTTTCCGCTATACCCCTCTATGTATGTCTTGCCTTTGCCTATAGCAGGTATTTTATGGTCATGCCCCCACAGGATGCGTCCGTGGTTGTTGAACTTATCCAGCACCCACCCTGCACCCTTATCGTTTTTTACTTGATGGATAACATCATTATCCAAGTCTTCGTTCATTGTTGAAACAAGAGCTAAGCCCTCATTGATTTTATTGCCATCAGCCTTAGCACTGACTAGCTTACTACCTAACATTTGTCCGTTTTTTAATTCAATAAAAGACATGATCACTCCTTCTTAATGTCTATGCCTAAATCCAGCAACTGTAGCTGAAATCCTGTTTTTGCAGCCATCTCAGCTACGGTATTCAAGTATCCACTTACCCCATTAACTAGCTTGTTGTATGCGTCCTTACGCTCTTTCTCGCTAAGCTCATCAATGCCCTCTGGTACCAGCGATGTGATTGACCCTGTGAAGGTATCCTCCCATTCATCGACACTCTTAATCGTTACGGCTTTTACCATTTCATCCCATGTGGCATCTGTATTATCAGCACAGACAAGAGCCTTAACACAACCCTCAAGCATTACTCTGCTTGCAAACCGCCCGACAATACCATCAACAGCTTCCCTGTTAGAGCCACTATCTTTTTGATTTAATAACTCCCTGCGTAGCAAGCCTTTATACTTCTTAGCACTCTTGGCTACCCTGCGGTTAAACGGTATGCTAATGCTTGGTTGCTTCTCCTTGTCAAAAGGAGAAACGAGAGGCAACTCACCATCTGGTTTTATTGGTATTTGCTGAGATTCACTCGGAATCCCCATACTTTTTATAGGAATATCAGAGGGAACTGCCTCTTTGCTTTCTGTGCCTGCTAAAGCAGGTATGTGTTCACCATTTGCAAGTATTGACATCGGAGCCATGTTGACAGGCATTAAACACTCATCTGCGCTTATTACATTCTCAACATCAAAACCAAGGTTTAGCCTACGGTTTAACTCGGACATCGGAACGCCCATCTGGTAAAACATCTTAGCTGTTTCTTTACGCTCTCCAAGATAGTCTTGCAGGCTATCTATGGCGCGAGTATCAAACCTGACATAAACCCCGTGCCTACCTGCAAAGTATCTATCAAAGCTATTCTCAAGCCCACGCAGGAATGGTAGTAGTGTTTGTAGCCAGTATATCTTTAAGTAGCCTCTAAAGGTGCTATAGTTACTCTCGTTAGCTTGACCTATTAGAGTAGGTGACATTCCGTAAACCTGACAGACTGTTTCAATAGCTGGTTGTCTTAGTGTCAGTATGTCCACTTCTGCTTTTGTAAAGCTAGGTGGAACTATCTCAAGTCCACCTGTAAGAATTACATCCTCAGCAGACTTACCTACATTTTTCCTTTTAGCTTTCAAGCCACTTAGTAACTGCTCGTTTTGTTCTGGTGTTAATTCCTGTGCTGTTTTATACACAACACCTGCTTCGCCACCACGAGCTGTTATGTTAGCATGAAGGCTATCTGTGTACTTAGCAATATTCATTGCGTCAACAGCAGATGTTAATGGAGACTGACCTCTATAAGGACTGTATGGCGTTGGTAAGCGATGGTTTAGTATTTCTGATGGTAGTTTTGTAAAGTCTTTTTGTCCATTCTTATACTTCCACGCTACCAGTTCACCAGCTTCAGTAACAAGTTCAGTCCAGTCTTTGCTATCATAATGTGCATACATCTTGGTAGGCTTGTCTACGCTATCAAATACCGTAAACATCTCACCACGCAACAGGGTCATTATAACCATCTGCTGTAGAAACTGCTCCCTGCTAGTCCACCCATTGGGTTGTTCAAACAGGTCTTTAATAGGCGTATCTATCTTGCTGTTAATATTATCAGGGTCTGATAGGAATACCAATGGCACGGATGAAATGTCAACAGCTTGTCTGCGGATGCAGGCATAAGCAACTGCACTCGATTTATAAGCGTCTCCTATTCCACCACCTGTAATACTTGAATACGGTATTTCGCTACCAGTTAGAAACATGCTGTTTAGGTCAAATGCTTTTTCTATG